GATACTGATATGCAGTTTTCTGTTGTGGCTGGTGGGCAATACATGATTGAGATGAATGTTGTTATCTCTGCAAATAGTACAACTGGAGATTATAAAAACGCTTTTTTAGTATCTGCAGGAACTATGAAAGGTAGTGGAATTTTGATAGCGCCAAATGCAACAGCTGTAGCAGGCACAACTGCTTACAATGTAAATGCTGCTAACATAACAACGGCAATTGCAATAGGTACAAATGCGGCAGATATAGACTTACTTGCAAGTATAAAAATTATTTTTTCTTTTACAGCATCAGCAAACGCAACTTTTAAATATCAGTTTGCTCAAAACAATGCCATAGCAGCAACAACGGCCCGCACTTTCAAAGGATCTATTCTAAAATATAAAAAGATAAACTAAAATGGCACTACTACTCTCAAAAAACACAACACAAATCAACGTTCAAGGTACAGACATTGAGCTCAGCTCTGTCTATGTTCGTATTGTTTTTACTTGTCAGCTTGATGGTTCCTTAACCATCACCTACAAGACTTATTTAAACTTTGATCAGTTTTTAGCAGGTAAAGAAATTGCAACCGACATCATCAATATGACTTACAACTTTGTGATTCTTGAAACAGAAACACAATCTCTCGAAACTGCTTTGCTTTATATGCGGACTGCATTTTCAGAATTAGGCTATACTGCTGAAATCGTAGAATAATGGCACTACTACTATCTATTATCGCAGTCGCTGCGTTTATTAAATTTATTCATTATTCTATCGGTTCACCGATGCAAGCAGACTTTTATTCAGGTCGAATATTTTCGTTTTACGGGCGTTTTATTTCCGACCGGTACGAAGCATGGGAATTAAAAGAATCTGCGCGCGTGTGGGCAAAATACGCACGCTGGAAACAATCACAGGATAAACAATTACAATCCGATTTAGATCAGTGCGATTCAATGACCGCAACGCATCTGTATAATGAATATTTAGATCGTGTCGATAAACAGTACAGCAAAGTAAATGCAGGAATGCGAGCTAATCCGTATTCAATGCTCGGCGCCTGTCCGATTTGTTTCGGTACATGGGTCGGCCTGATTACGTGGTCTGTATTGGTATTTTTTACGGGCATCGCGTGGTGGTGGATTATTTTAGGCACTCCACTATCAGTTTGGTTATCTCGTTTCGTTAATTATAAATAATTACCTACCGTAAAAATGAAAGAGTTTATACATAATGTTTGGCAGTTTATACTACCCGCTATTTTAGCGTTTAGCGCGTTTATTTCACCCATCGCAGGCGTACTTATCGCCGTCGGTGTATTTATCGCCGCTGATATGATTTTTGCACGTTATCGATGCTATGTTCAGAAAATTAAATGGACATCACGAAAAGCACGCTCAGGACTTATACCCAAAGTAATAACCTATAATTGTTTTGTGCTATCGTTTTTTGTAATGGATAAATTCGTAATTAACGATTTTAGTACTTTATTTACTCAGATACCTTTCGTACTTACTAAAGTTTTAGCAATGATTTTAATCTGGATTGAATTAAAATCAATCGATGAAAGCTTTGAAGCAATTAAAGGTAAATCACTATTCGCTTACCTGCTCGAAATGATAAAATCAGCTAAAAAAATAAATAAACAAATTTCAAATATAAACGAATACAAAACGAAAAAAACCCCCGAAGATACGGAGGTGTGAGTTAGTTAGTTGTTTCATGTGTTGGCCGTCGTACTATATGCGACGGTTTTTTTATGGCCGAACAGTTAATAAACTATAATCTTCATAACGCGCAACGCCTGCAACCTTTAATATTTTATTTCGCATAAAAAACGAATTACTATCAAACGTCGCATTTAACTCAGGTACCTCAATTTCTGTTTTATTCCAATAACTTAACATACAATGTTTTTTAGTAAACAAAAATAACGGTATTAAATTTTCTGTATTCGGTAAAACCTTAACTAAATCAAAATTCATACACGGAGCATGATTTACGTAAATAGGCCATACGGTTAGGTCGTTTGATAACATTCTTTGTATGTCGCCTAATTCGTAACCCGCAGGACGTGCGACGAATCGGGAGAGGTCGAGCTCGGGGAATAATCCGTTTACTGATTCTGGTACACATCTCATATTCTATATTTTTCGGAAGTATGCAAAATATTATACGCACTTACACCGATGCTGATTAAATAATTTGTAACGTCAAAACTCGGGCAGGCTTTCAATTGTACCTGATTATGACCCGCAATAACGATATTAGGATTTAATCGAATCTGCTCATGAATATAATCATACATGCTAAGTTTTTGTGCCGTAGTGCGTGTATCTTTCGGCTTTTTCATTTCCTTATCCATTCCACCAATATAACATACGTGGCGCGCATTACGATTTAATAAAATACTACCTAATACCCCGAATGTCACTTCCCATTCTTTAATGTCGCTGTCGCTGTCGTGTTTCCAAATATTATCAATTTTTCCGTTTAATCGAATAACGTCAGAATAGCCTGGTCGACTCCATCCGCGACCGCCCTTCGCAACCGGTAACGTATGCATCGCGACAATATCGGCGCCCGTATGCTCGCGGCCCTCAGGCGACGCAGCGCAATGAAGAAATAAAACCTGATAATCGTTCGACGTTAACGTATTTAAGACCGTTTGAGTCTTCGGCCCTACTATTCCGTCAGCATCGAGATTATATTTAGTCTGAAACGATTTAACAGCCTCTTTAATTGTTTCGTCAAAAAAACAATCAATAAAACCACTGTACAATTTTAACGAACGTAGCTGCAGCTGTAAACGCGCAACATCTAAACCCGCGCTGTTTAATTTCATCATATTTTTCTAAATTATAAAATTCAATAATATTTTTTACTCTTAACCAATAATCATCCGTTCCGCCGTAACCCGTGCAATACTTCGCCCAGTGCTTCCAATCCTTGCCTACGGCGTTAATATAATTGTTGTGCATAAATACAGCGTAATCTCTAAATGATTCCTGAGAATCAGAATAACAACGCCATTTACCCGACCGATCACCGCGCCAATCAGCGAACGCCATAATTCCGAATTGATTATTAGTATTTTTTGCTAATTCCGACCGACCTCCGCCCGATTCTAAAATCGCAACGGCAAACTGAATACTTACGGGAATACCGCAATCCGATTGATTTAGAGTCGCCGTTTTGAGGTGTTCCTGTATATATCGGTCGTATGTTTTCCCCTGCAGAATAGCAGGTATAAATAATATTAAAATAAATCTAATCATCTAAGTTTAATTTTTCTGAGTTAATTTGAAAAAAACCTGTTCCATTCATTTTAGCATTCGCGCAATAAAACGCCTCGACCTTAGCTGAATTTATAATCGTCTGTGCGATATTTCCAATTGCCTTACTGCGTTTTACTTCCTGATCCAATTCTGATTCTGATAGATTATCAGATAATTTTTCAAGCTGCGCAAATAAATGATTTCGTAAATCTGTTATTTTATTTTTCATAGTTTTTTAGTTTTCTGTGATACCAAGCTAATTGATTTATTACGCTGCATAATTCTTTTGGATAATTCGCTGCGCCATTTCTGCGCATCATTTCAGCTTTATCGACGCAGATAATATTTTCAATCGAAAAATTACGATTATCCTTATCAGCAAAAATAATATACATTCCTTTTGGAACTTTACCGTTTATTTGTTCCCAGATTAACTTATGCTTATGTTCCCACTTTCCTGATTCCGTTTTGACTAAAATATTATTATTACGTCGTTTAATAGATTCAGATCCTATTTCTTTTGTATTTACAGGTATGTAGCCTTTTTTAAATGCGTTCAATGGTTTGTGTCCTTTCTTAAAAAGATTCGATTCATTAAACTTACACATATTTTTACGTAAAAATTCAGCAGATTTTTTTAATTGTAATTCTTGCGCTTTATTACAAATTGCAGGATAACTAAATCCTAACTGTTCCGCTATCACATAATTTGAAACGTCAGAATATAATTTTGTGAGCGTTAAAATATCGCTGAGCTGCCATTTCTTATATGTTTTTCTCATTGCTTAATTCTCTTTGAAGATACCAAATAGCTTTCTTTAAATCCTCTGTTTTAGATTCTGTTTTTTTACCTGCTCGCGAAATATACTTAACCGCATTACCTAAACAGAAATTTAACTCCCACGCTTCAATAACTTCAATCGCTTCGTATTGGTTGTGTTCGCCGCCGTAGTGCAGTGGATGGTTAATGTTATCCATGATAATTATTATTTACCTGTGCTACCAAATGCGCCCGTATTACGTTCGCTTTCCGTTAATTCTTCGACCTCTTCAAAATTTACCCATTGTAATTTATTAAATACAATCTGACAGATACGATCACCAGGATGAATAATATAATCTTCTTTTGAAGTATTAAACAATAATCCGATAATTTCGCCGCGATAATCGCTGTCAATAGTGCCGTTAAACGATAATATACCGTGATTAAACGCTAACGAACTTCGACCGCGAACCTGACACTCAATACCTTTAGGCATCTCTAAAAATATGCCCGTAGGAACTTTTAATCGTTCGCCCGCCTTTAGTGTAATCGGGTATTCTTTCGCGCTTCTAAGGTCAATTCCTGCGCTTCCTGCAGTGGCGTGGCGTGGTGTTTCGTAACCTGAGCGGTTAATAATTTTTACTTTCATGTTAGTAGTTTTTTTATTTGTGCTAAATTTCCAAACAGAATAATATTTTTATCCTTATTCGTTTTTATTTGTTTCTGACTCCAATTACCTAAAACGTCGTAATAAATAATCATAAGATAGTTATTGTCAGAAATCGGATTGAATACCTTTACAATGGTATAACCTAAATTTATCGTACGTATTAACTGAGCTGGCTCACTCATTCTGTTTTATAAAATCTTACAAATTCTGAAATGTCATCGTATGTGGTAATTCCCGCCGATTCTGTTGAGTCAGTATCTATTCCTAATTCAATTAAACGATCAGGTGTAACGGGTATCTCTACGGTTTTATTTTTTGCAATCGACTTACGAATTATATTTCTGCTAATTGAAAAATAATTCATAGCTTGATCATAAGAATCAAAACGCATTGTTTTGTTATCTGAAAATACAATTTTTATTGAAGTGCCAGGCTTTTCGTTTCGTCCGTATTTTTCGTAGTGAGTGCGTTTTTTATGTACGTATTCATTAACTGATTTAGCAGTAACTAAACGTTTTGCTAATACATTATCAGCTTTTATGTATTCGCCATTCTCATTACAAAAATATAAATCAGGATTAACTTCTATCAATTCATTTTTATCAATCAAATCACGTATAAATAACTGATAATAATGAGTATTTTTGTAGATTTTTGGCTTTATTAAGCTGAATGCTTGCTCAAATGTTAAATACATAAATAATTGATTTTTAAAAAAACTGCTCGCAGTGAACGAAACAACGAGCAGTAAACCACTTTGAAAAACTACAAAAAAACTTTGGTTAGATAACAGGATTCGAACCCGCATTCACAGTATGCACTGCCGTGTTTCCTAATTACACCATACCTAACATTTTGAGGAGTCGGCGGGATTCGAACCCGCGTCCAGTCTATTCGTACATTACAGGATTTTACAGGCTTATACAGTTTTAAAGTCTGTCAACTTCGGCTCCACCATCTGATTTTAAGAATCAGCAAACTCAAAAAAAAATCCCTATGCTGACGCTTGGCCCGCTTGTGTTTCTTGGCCGTAGGTAGCCTCACCTGTGCGAGCATTGCCCGCGTTGGAATAATCTGAATTGTTGCCGGTTAAAGCGTTTTTGCCTGACTGTTAACACCGTTTATATCTGTCGATACCTTTCGACCCCTTAAATAACGCCCCGAATCACAATAACGGGGCGCTTAAGAACTTTTTTCTTCATCAATTACAAAGTGCTAAAGTTTACCAGACGCGGCACAGGGTAATTTAACTATGTTTTGGCTTTCGCCGTATTAAAGCTCAAATATAATACTATTTATCAATTATTACATTATTATCTGAATATTTTTCAATTATTTTTTCTGAAATATTGTTAACCTCAGTCAAAAATTCAGGTAAATCTTCATTCGGAATCGAACACGCTAACATAAATAGTTTTTGCATAATTACAACGTGATCGTAAACAATATAATCAGTATCAGTCTTGTCATTCGGTTTAATCCTAAATGATGTAGTAAGCGTATTTTGCGCCCATTGTTTCATATTATTAAACCTAAGCTTAGTAGCTTGCCTAATATCCGTGTCATCGGTTATATTTCCCGCTGCATAATCAAGAGCGTACAGTGAGCAAATAATTATCCATTGATTTACACGGTGATCGTTTTTGGTTTTATTGTGGTAGTGTAGCATAGTTAAAATGTTTTAGAATGCGTCGAATAATGATGGAACGTTTATTTTGTATTCAATACTTTTTAAATAGTATAATCCATCATTATAATATTCAGGATTAAGCTCTGTGCTTATTGCGTTTCGGCCCATTTCCAAACACTTATAAGCCGTTGTAAATAATCCGCCAAAAGGATCATCAACAAGCTCGCCTTTCATTGTAAATCTATTTATCAGACGTTCGACAATATCAAATTGTAACGGGCAAATATGCTTATCTTTGTTTCTGTTAGCTTGATTTGTATTCAAAGTTGCCATTCTGTTAATGTCAGTCCAAACTAATTCGTTATTAGAATGTAAAGGCAAAGTCATAAACAGACTTGATAACTTATCTTGTTCCTCTAATGATTCGCATAATCTTAAATGTTCTGCAAAACTATAAACTTCATTTTTATTATGCTTTTTCCAAAACTTTACAATCTTAGCCACATCCATACCTGATAATTCTTTTGATGAAAAGAATCTATTACCGTCAGATTTCCAATAAGCATGAGCATCTAACTGCCAATTCGCGCGGGTATATTCTTGCTTTGTATGTACTACAGGCTCGTCAGCATAGCTATTGTTTTGGAACGTCGGCATCTTTCTAAATAGTAAAACATACTCAGGTAAACCAACGCCCATTTTAGATGCGTCTTTGCATTGTTCCGACCAGCCTAAGCGATAAGTTTGGTTATTTTCACGTACAACATCGGTTGTAATTGTAACCTTACCAATAAGCCAAAAACCATGCTTTTGAAAGTGTGAAACTGTTTTTCCGCTGAAATCATCAATAGTCGTAAATCCTGCACCATTCTGATAGCTGTATCGAATGCGGTCTTTTACGTGAATTGCAGCGACGCGGCCCGGCTTTAATGTACGCAATAAGTGCGGAGTTAAAAAGTCCATTTGCTCAAAAAACTTCTCATTCCCGTGATTATGACCAAAGTCATTATAATTATCTGAGTATTCGTAATGATCACCAAAAGGAATTGATGTTAAAATCATATCAGTGCTATCTGATTCCATTTCTTCATGAATCTTAACTGTGTCCTCATTGAATACAGTTGCACCGCCTATTTTGGAGCTTCTTCTTTTGTTGAATATTTGACGTTTCATATCTGATTTTATTTTATCTGTGTTTAATCCGTATTCTCTTACAAGGTTTATCATTTCAGTTTGTAGCTCAATGTGTTTTACCCATTTAGCGCGCAATGCTTTTAATACTTCATACTCATTCTGCGTGTATATCGCATAAACATTAACCTCTTTATCTTGCTTAAATCGGTAGCATCTATGTATTGCCTGTATAAAATCATTGAACTTATAATCAATACCAACAAATATCATATTATTGCAATTGTGCTGAAAATTGCAACCTGAACCGGCTATCTTTGGTTTTGTCGAAAGTATCTGATATTCGCCATGTTTAAAGTCAATTAGTAACTTTTCTTTTTCTGTATTTGTCTGACTGCCAAAAACAGACTTTAAATTGTAATCTTTCTTTAAAGCTTTTTCAATTGCGTTTTTTTCAGCATCTAAATGATGCCACAGAATCCAATTATCGTTTGGCTTTTCTGCTATAATTTTAACGGCTTTATTTACCCTTACATCAATACTATTTGACTTTTCACGGCTAACATCAACAAGGCTTTTGCTGTTGTCCTTAAACATAATAAGTTTGCCGTACTTGTCATAAACAGGATCTGTTGAAATATTATCTACACAAATCTCAATGAAGTTTAATTTTGGCAATAGATACCCAGTATCATCATAACCAAGATCGGACGGTTTGTTAATGAATACCGCCCAAGTAGATACCCATTTCCAAAACTCCTCTTTTTTGTTTGCGTATAGTGTTAAATGTCCAGCTTTTGTAGAATCTCTTTGAAAGAATCTTGTAAGCGCGTGACCTCTATCAATTACGCCTAAGTAGTCAGCATAATTAAGTATTTCTATAAAATCGTTAGGCGTAGGCGTTGCTGTTGCTACAAACCTATAATTGATAGTACTAAAATGCTTAAGAACATAATTAGTAGTTTCTGTCTTAAGATTACGAAGTATCGAAGCTTCATCAAATGAAACACCGCCAAAATATTCTGCAGAAACATCACCTTTTCTAATTCGCTCATAGTTTGTAACATAAATAGTATCATTTGATACACTTTCAATAGTATCAGAATCTGTGATATATTTTAGTTTCATATCAGGAGCTAAAAAATCAAGATCATCCTTAAACTCACCAACAACGCCCAAAGGCATACAGATAAGAAAAGGCTTTCCGGTTATCTCCATAATCTTACGCGCTAATTCTAATTGCATCATTGTTTTTCCGAGTCCAAAACTCGCAAATATTGCACGTCTACCACCTTGAACACACCATTTAACAATGTCAGATTGATGCGGCATTAACTTAGAATCAATTTCGCTTTTTAAATCATCAGTTCCAAATTCTTCGGCTACTATAATTTTGTTTTCTAAAAACTTTTCGTACTCGTTCATTTTTTATAGTTTTAATTAAATAATAGTCAAAATTACAACCTATTTTATCAATTCCAAACTTTTCAATATTTATTTTTCAAATATTTCTTTTATCGGAATACAAATCGCCGGTCCTTTCATACTCGTCGTGAAATATGTCATATTTTTACGGATACTTCCTGATATTCTACTCAATACCTGAGCGTAATTTTTAACCCAATTCGTGCCCTTTAAATTATTTTTAACCCATGCCGAGGTCGTAGAAATACAAACCATATTATTCTCAACCTTAATACCTATACGTTTCATGTGGTCGTCTGCCTTCGTCATGCTTACAGTTTCGCTACCATTTAACGACGCTTCAACTAATTCGCCAAGCGTCCGCGTATGTATTCCGATTTCAGTTTCAACCCTGATCTGAATACCGAGTATGTGCTGCAAACATTTCGATTCGTCTGTTTGATTCGATAATCCCTGTTCACCTGAAAAATCAATATCAGATAAAAAATTAAACGCCTCATCAGAAGTCGGACATTCGTCATTAACAACGTGCCACGCGCCGCCCAACATCGCACCTAACTGATCACCCATCGCGCGGGACTTCAATTTCTCAGTTATCGCACGCGTAAAAATCGAAATCGTTTTTAATAACGACGGTATCATATTTATTATCCTGCTCTGAAATCCGTGGACGTATTCATCGGTCGCAAAGTCATGAAAATCACTATTCAGAGCTTCAAAATCACTATCTGATAATACGCCTCGCTTTAATTCTAAATTCGTAACACGGCGCAAATCTGACCCATGAACCGCCTGAGGTACAATCGAACAGAACGCAAAACAACTACGGATATTATACGTTTTCGCGCCGCTGCCACTACCTTTAACAATCATACCGCCGTCACTACTCGACGCGGATCTCATCAGCTGTAAAACCGATTCAATACGCTGCTGTGCGTGTTCGTTTTCGCCCTCAGCTTCATCAAATAATACGTTTATCGCATCAGAGAATAATAATTCACGCAGTCCAGCCTCAGACGTATTACCCTGAACACTTACGGAAATATTACCGATAAATTTTTTCATCGCAGCATTAACCCACGACTTACCTGAACCCGCGCCGCCCGTTATCCAAATGTGAGGACGCCAACTTAATACACCGCAAACGGGCGCAATGGCCAACCAACCAGATAATAATATTCCGTCGATTTCGCGTTCCCATGATAATTTACTGAGCGTTTCAGCTAACCGTGCGGAATCTTCACAAATGATAGGTTTCGCGCTACCTAACTCCAACGCGCTGCCCAACTCATACAAAAATTCAGTTTTAATACTTCCTAATTCATATTTTTTACCGTCGACAATTAAGTGAGTGCCGGCATGAATAACAATTCGATTGTTATCAATCCAAGCGCCGCGCCCCCTAACTTTATTATTACTATAAAATCCTTTCTCGTTACTTATACGTATCAAAAAATCAATCGCAGAATTTAAATCGATTCCCGACCCTTTCGGCTTCGGATACGCAGTTTCCCACCATTCCAACGGCGCCAACTGTAACAAATTCGGCGTGCTCATTTTCGCAGCTGACAACCTAATTAACGACTTCGACATATTACAGTAAAACCAAAACATCTGAACACCTTCATCGTTTTTATTAAATCCAAACGGCATAAAATACGGCAAATTTTCAGGCCTTACCTGTGGAGTTTTATCAGTTCCTGATGGCGCTTCAGTCGCTACTGATTTTTTTACTTTCCATTCCTGCCATGTTCCAAAATCACCCGCGTATGCTTTGTATGGATAACTTACACAGTTAGTTTTTATATCGACTTTTAAAACATTTTCAACAAAATTCTGAGCGTCGGCCTCTAATATTCCCATCCTATTCAGGCAAGAACACAGCATCGTAATAAAATTATGATAATTACCAGGCGCACAGCTGCCCGTTTTACGCTCCGCGAAACTCATCGCAATTTTAAACGGATCAGTTAATTCTGAGGCTTGAATATTCTTAAAATCTCGCTTAGCCTGCTCTTTATCCTGAATCTGTAGCCAAATCTCTAAACCTTTCAGCGGCAATACATCAGCATCATAATTCACATAAATATTATTGTCGTGATTTAAATATCTCAGACGTTTTAAATCCTTAGTTTTACCCGTTAATATATTTAGCTCATTTAATAACATCGCAGAAAACCAATCATAATACGTCGAATGTAACCTACTTACAAAATTTATATCTGTAAGTTTTAATTTTTTCTTAATATAATCTGTTAATTCGTTAAAATCGTTCGGTATTTCGATTCTTACATTTATCCACATCGACCCGTTGAACTTACCCGAAACAGACAGAGCAGCCGCCTCTATATAAATCAGCTTACCCGTATGAACCAATTTATTAAACTTCTCTAAATCGGCTTTATTATTCATATCAATATCCATATTCATAACACCTGAGTGCTGAATGCTAATCTGATTTTCTACCGTTTCATGTCTATCGTAACATCCCGAAAACACAACCGCAGGCAACAATCGACGTTTGTCCGCCTGGTAGGCGTCTTTGTTTTCGTAGCTCTCAAAATTAGTATGTATATGCTCAGTTTCTGCTAAATAATGACCGTCGGCAATCTTCGTGTAAATATCAAATATATCAACAGGCTCAGCAGGTTCAAATATACGTTTATGGTAGTTTATTTTCATGAGTGGTAAGGTGGGTTTTTGTTTCCAACGCGTAAAATAATTTTAACCGTTCGCCAAAATCACTGAACTGTAAAATTTCAAAGAAAAATACAAAGGTAGGTTTTTTTCTCGATTTCTTTAGGTAGTTTCTATACTCAGATATTTCCATTGTTCCAATATCCATTTTACACGGAATACAACGGTTAAAATCTAAATCATAATCTATCGGATTTAACGAAGTACCGCACAATCCGCAGCGTCCTAACGTTTCGCTAAACTCCATAATTCCAATCTTTAATTAACCGGTTACTATCTTCAGAGCTTCTGACAATTCCAGCAATACCGCCCGAATTTACAACCGTATGAATAAAATTTCTTTGCTCCTTTGTCGGTCGGCCTTTCGTAGCTTTTACCTCCAACGCTAAAAAAACAGCTATTTTTTTACCAACCATCTCAGGCGTTATTTCAACTGTAACCCATCCGATTAAATCAGAGCTACCTTTACAAAGTCCAGCATGGAGAGGTCGAGCGTCTTTAATAATCGTATCGCCTGCCTTCGTGCGCTGTGCGTCGCCCGTCCAACCGATGCCGACGTTATTACGAAACGTTCGGACGTTATCAGTTACATTTAAGCGTATGTCGTTCTGTATGTTTTTTTCCTTATTCATACCTATATTTTTTTATTATTAAAAACTATTACCATCGCATCATGAGCCTTTGCCGCGCTTACATATTTTAAATCGGGGCGGCTATCAGCTAAAAACTTTTCTTTCAGGTGCCAATGCCGTTCCAAGTGCCACGCCCATAATCCGTCTGAGTATCGAATTAACTCAAAATAATAACCTTTACTGTTTTTATACGAGTATGCCCGCTGATTTTCTATACCTATATGATTTAACACATACGGCACGTCGTAAACAAATAATATTTCAGAGTCAAAATCTTCATTTACGTTAATCTGACTTTGCAAATATTTATCAACGACATAATTACACTCAGACTCAGATTCAAAATAACCGAGCTTTTTATATTCACCTTCAAACAAAATATTAACTCGCCACATATCGACTGATTCTAAATACTTAATTATTCTTTTCATAGTTTTTTTATTTACGCGACAATATCACCGCATCACAAACATACATACTTATTAAATACGTTGTATATTTTTTACACGTTTATTTTTTACGCGCGTTAAACATATTCCACGCCCAACCCTTCTTATATCCGCGTTCAGCTTCAATTTTCTGCAACTCCTGCAACGTTCGAGCGCGGCCCGTTTCTTTTTTCTTCTCGCGTTTCTTATATTCAACCTCAATCAGTTCACCATCGACCGCCTCAATCGTTCGCTCCTTCGCAGGAACTACCCAACCGCAGCACGGACATAACGGCGCAGGCTTAAACACATAAAAACACGACTCGCAAACTTTAATATTTATATCGTTCTCCTCTTCGTTTTGTCCTTTACGTTTTTTCTTTTTGCCCTCTAACGTCCAACTTCTATCCTCGCACGGGTGCCCATGTCGGCGCGTATTTCCGACGTGATCTAATATTATACATTCTGATTTACCTTCGCACGGACGTAAACCACGGCCCGCCTGCTGTAAATATAACGCTTCGGATTGTGTGGGCCTCAGCATAATAATCGCACCGATGCGCGGTATATCAGTTCCCTCGCTGATAATATCGCAGCTCGTCACTACGTCAATCAATCCTGAACCTAATCCGTTTAATATTCTATCAATTTCAGATTGCTGCATTTTACCGCTGACAGATTCAGCACGGTAACCAGACGCGCGAAACATTTCAGCTGTATCTTCGCTATGTTTAACAGATACACAAAACACAACCGCAGGAACACCGCCGCATAGTTTTTTATAATGACTAACAGAATCGCCCGTTATCGTCGGTTTATTCATCACCTGCTCCAATTCCGATTTATTATAATCACCTCCAACAGAATGAACGCCCGATAAATCTACGCCTATCGGAGGTTCGAAAATTCGCGGACTAACCAAATAATCTAATTCTATCAGTTCGTTAATCGTGCATCCTACTATCAAATCGTCAAACATCTCAATCAATCCGACTCCGTCCGTTCGTATCGGAGTAGCCGTTACTCCTAAAACTTTCGCGGCGGGGTAATAGTTAATTATTTTTCGATACTGCGATGCCGTGCAATGGTGAGCCTCGTCGACTATTATCAGATCAGGTGTGTATTTATCCAATCGGTTTACCATAGTGCCAACCTTGGCAACCTGAACGCCGTTACCGTAATTCATACTATAACCCGAACCTATCAGACCGTGACGGACCTGAAAACTACTCAGCGTTTTACTCGTTTGTTTAAATAAACTATCACGGTGCACCAATATTAAAACCTTATTACCCTTAGCAATCGCCGACATAGTTACAAACGAAAATACAACCGTTTTACCCGCTCCTGTCGGCAAAACTAACAACGGCCGTTTATATCCGTTTTGATATGATTTTCTGATTCTGTTTATTGATTCGTTTTGATAATTTCGTAATTCTATCATATTTATTTTCCGTTTTGTTTGGTAAAGATAAATCTTATAAATATATTTGTGTATTATTTAATCAAAAACATTTTAAAAACTTATGGAAAACAAAAAACTACACGCCGCAATTAACGCGGTAATGAACGAAGTACGTTATATTAAAAACGACAAAACAGTAGGATTCGGCGGATCTGCTTACAAATCAATTTCAGATGAACGAGTCAGGGAACTACTTCAACAGGCACTCACTAAGAATCAGCTTACAATTATGCAAACGGGCATAGAAAAAGACCTGCAAATCGAACGCTGGGAAGATCAGGGAAAAACAAAACAACAAATAACCCTAACCGTTATCGTTACTTACAAACTAACGCACGCCGAAACGGGCGAGTCTGAATATTTACAATCTATCGGTATCGGTGTAGATCCGCAAGATAAATCCGCAGGCAAGGCGATGACCTACGCGTTAAAATACGCCCTATTAAATTTATTCCTAATTCCAACGGGCGAGGATTCTGATCAAATACATTCAGACACTATCGAAGTGCCACAACAAAAACGTAAACCCGAACTATTACCTGATACCGACCGATGGAACGCAGGCGTAGAGGCAGTACGCACGGGTAAAATTACAATCGATGTAGTTATCGAAAAATACGATATATCAGCAGATAATTTAATTACATTTAAAAACGCTCTATAATATGCCATCCAAAGGAAAAATAACGCCGTCACAGTTTGCAAAAATGATGAACTACCGTTCTAAGGAAATACGCGCAACAGGAACTAAAAAACAGGATATTATAGACTGGATAACCGCCAACGGTGGAACAGTCCCCGAAAAAACGACAATTCCTGAATTAACCGCGATTATGAACGCTATGCCGCCAAGTCAGGTAATATCTGAATTTACACAAACCGCGATTAGTTACGCTGATGAGGTTATAATGGATATTTTAGGCGTTGAGCGCGAACAAATCAGCGCTAAGGCACTCGAACACGGCAACACTTACGAACCCGTAGCACGCGCCAGTTATGAGATTGAAAGATTCTGCACCGTCCCAACAATTGACGAATCAATACCTCACCCAATTTATGATTTTGTCGCGGGTATTCCTGACGGTTTAGTTTATGACGATGGCATAATCGAAATAAAATGCCCGTCAAACTCTGCAAATCACCTTAGTAATATTTTACAGCCTACTCAGTACGAAGATTATAAATATCAGATTCAAGGTTATTTATGGATAACGGGCCGCAAATGGTGCGATTTTGTTAGTTACGATCCGAGGTTCCCGAAACATTTGCAAATCGCGATACACAATATTAAACGCGATGAAGAACTCATACAATTGATTGAAACGCGCGCGGTTGAGTTTTGGGCGCTGATTCAAGAAAGATTAAAACGATATTTATAACAAAAAACCCGCACAGATTATGTGCGGGTTTTTTTAATTTAAAAAGGTAGGTCTCCTTCAATCTCTTCAGGTTTTACATAACCGCCGCCGTTACCACCACCGCCGCCGTTACTTTTGGCCTTCGATGGCGTTCCGGTTATTCTCCAAGCCTCAGCACTTATAAACCACTTACCATTCCACGGGCGGCCCTTTAGGTTATATTCCACCTCGATTAAATCCTCATTCGCTGGGTCATAATCGTTAATCAATGTAAGTTTTTCGCCTGACAGCTCAAAGGGTAATTCTTGTGGAAACTTTTCATCGGTTTTTATGACAAAAATACGTTTTTGAAATCCTTTAGCTCCGAATGTTTCAATTTCTCCAACATGGATAACTTTGCCTGAAATTTTCATTTTTAGATAGTTTAT